TTGTTTCGATATTTGTCGTATTGATGTTAATATGACCTAAAGGAAAAATTGTTTGTTTATCAAGATCAACATCATTTAAGGAACCAAATGTCACATTGTTGATGAATGGTTCCGCAATCAATGCGTCTTTTATTTTCTTTGTGATATTATAAACTTGTTTCATTTTTTATTTATCATTTTTCTTTCAAGGTCTGTTTTTTCTTTTTCGAATGCCAAAAAGGTCAAACATTTATGGGCGTTTAATTTGCTTACATTGTCGAACCGCCATATCTGTCCCGCTGCAAGTCGATAAAGGCTTGAATACCATCCCCACTTTTTTCCAAAATAATCCGTTGTTGATCCGTCAAATTCGCCTTCATTAAATAGTTCGGGATATGACTTAATAATTCGTTGCCTAAACTGTAAAAAAAAACCCGTGCGCCCATTACAACATTCATCGGCATTGATCGCATTTCCATAAAATGATCGGTTCCTTTATAATCTTCAATAAGATATTGGCCTTTTTTTGTTAATGTAATCGGACGATATAAAACACACATAGCGCGATCAATTGTTGTCCAGTCATTAAAGTAATTATCAAGATCAATATATTCGCCTAATGTAATGTTGTCAAGTTCCGGAATAAATCCATATTGTTCGCCGTTTAGTTTTACCCGGGGAATCAATGCACATTTTTCTTCAAATATTCCGTTTATATGTGCGCCGATTTTTGAAAGGTCTGAATATTTCATTTGTGCAACATCTTTGAAATCAACCTTGCAAAATATTTCAATTACTTTTTGAAGTGCTTCAGATGATTTGGTTTCTTCGGTGATGCCTAATTCTAAAAAATCAATATATTGGCCAAGTGTTACTTCGGACAACATTTCGGGAACGTTTAATTTTACCTTCATATTATTATAATAATTTATTGGTTAAAATGTATAAAAAGAAAAAGGGGCAAAAAGCCCCCAAATCCCAAAACAAACAATGAAAAAAAGTATTATGTTAATCGATAATAATATGATTCATAAATTTCAAAAATCTTTTGATTTAATTCAATTGAATTTTGTTTAAAAACCATTTCCCCCAATTTAGCAATTTTTCCATGAATTTCCAAATTTAATTTTACCGGATAACCTTTTGACAGAAATCCGCGATTTATTGGCTTTTGGACAACTTTGATTCCATTTTCCCAACACTTGTTTAAGATCATAGCTTTTTGATCTAAATATTGCCGGCTTTTGTTTTTATTAGTATTCATTAAATCCATCCTAAATCGTAACGTAAAAATAAAATTAGATATAACGATCCGTACATTGTTGCAAATGTCAAAACGTTGAACACTATTCCAAGAAGTATATTTTTGTATGTAAATACTTTTTTTAATATTTCTAAATCTGTTTTCATATTTAAATTATTAGTTAATCCCAGTTAATAAAAAATTCGTGTGTATAATCTTCAAAATCTTTATTTGATTTTATCCAAGTTGTTCTAAATAAATCACCGTCGTCAATTAAGTCATTTAATATCCCGGTGACGTCATATCCGTCCGATTCCCGAAGTACGGCATGATCAACTTCGGGTTCGGTTATTACTTGATAGAATTCGCCTTCATATTCAAATTCTTCATGTTTAAATAAATGCATGACTATTGAATCGATACAATTGTACCTTGCCAAATACGCGCCTTTAATGATTCTAAAGAATGTCCAGTTGCGTTGGCTAATGTTTTAAAACGATCTTTGTCGTCTTCATGAATTTTGTCGTCATGTGTCAATTCGAATTCCGAATGTGTTCTTCCAAATTCACTTTCAGAAAACACGGAAATTGTGTTTGTCCATTCTTGACTTGTGCGGTTGAACGTTTGTTCGTTCATTACGTCGGTGATAATTGCTTTCATATTATGTTTTGATTTTATTGTTATAGTATAAAAGTAATAAACAATAAGTTAATAAGCAAATAATTTTAAACATATTTTTTTAATATATATGATATTGACCTTTATTCGGGTTTTCAAGTTGCATCATTAACGAATAACGTGCGGCGTCGATTGCATGATCCCCGGCCAATGGATTTGGCTTTTGTATTGTTTCCCCATTCTTATCAGTTGCCCAAACATAAGAATTCAATTCCCTTATTAAGTTTTTTGATTTAGACGTGACTTGTATTTTATTTTGATTTATTAAGTTAATGCCGTAAACTATTGAATCCCTTCCTTTTGTTACGCCGGTGATTTTATGACCATACGATTGTAATTCGGCGATTGATTTTGGTTCGGCTGAATCCGCGTAAACTTGCCCCGTAATATTATTGTTTTTTAGGAATTGCGATATGTTTGAATTCAACATTCCTTTTTGATACAACACTTCGTCGAAGATATAACCGCCTTCATAATAGTATAAAGCGACGCAACTTGATTCGTCAATGGAAAATCCCCAATCTAAGCCATGACATAAAAGTCTTGCATCTTGTGGCAACTTTTCAATTTCAGACCAATCAGTTATGCAAGCCCCGGACAACATTCCGATTTTTCCGTCCAAATAAACATTTGTCCAGTTCTTCCAAAATTTAGATGTCTTAGATTTTTCCCTTGCGATCTTATATTCATTTAAAATGGTTTCCGGAAGTGTGTCGTTGTCCCGATAAGTTAATGTTATAAAATCACAATCTTCACGACCTACAAGTTCACGGTCAGCCCAAAACAATTGGGCGGGGTTATAATCTAACCACACCGTGCCGGAAGTTCTAATTAATAAATTGTTGAAACTTTCAAAGTTTATAAGATTACATTCGTTCACAAATAAAAACCCACGGCGCGCCCCGCGTAAACGATCCGCGTTTTCAGTTGAAAAAAATTCAATTGTTGATCCAGTTGAAAAGGTATATTTTAAAATTGTTTTATTCCAACGGCTTTCGCGCCACCTTCCAATTCCTTGCATTATCAATTTAAAGTCACGAACACACCCACGTCGAAGCATTGGAAACGTGGCGGCAACAACTGACATTTCTTTCTTTGTATCGGCCTTCATACATTCGTTGATCATTATCATTAAAATGCAAATTGTTTTTCCGGCTGAAGCCCCGCCACGAATTAATCGAATGCGTTTTGTCAGATTATATATTTTGTCGAATGCTTGTGTTCTTTGTATTTCCAAAAGTATTCACGAAATGGGAATGATTAGTCCATTTCAATGATAAAGGGAACATCTTGATCAAGATTGATGTCTTTTGTTTCTTTAGGCCGTCCGTATCTGTATTCATAAAACAGTTTAACGAAACGATAATCTTTTTTTGAAATGCCGTCTTTTAATGCATCAAAGGCGATGTCTTCTAAAGGGCTTAATCTTTCAATAAGTTGAAGTTCTTCTTCTTTGGGTTTACGTCCCGCGCCATTTCTTTTTCCGCCGTGTGACATCTTGAAAAAACTTGATTATTCAAATATATAATAAAAAAAATTAATTATTGTTAAAAGGTTCAAGATGTTCAGCCCTTACAAAATGGGAAATATATCGCGCCCGGAAAGTTTTTCCATTTGGTTCGCTTACAAGTTGACCCTTGTTTATTACTTCCGATTTTTGAAGAAAATCTTCTTTTGTTATTGTTCCAACTATTGAAACGACTTCCGTTTCTTCATTGTAATTTGTGAAGATATATCCTTGCGAATTATATTTCAATTGCATGATTGGGACATCATAACGGTGATATTCTTGCGGTTGTTCGTTATATAGGGACGTTTTAACGTCATATCTTTTATAATTGTATATTAAGTCCCATCCGCCGTCGAAACCCCCGGAAGCGTCGTTTCTTTCATAGCCCATAAAATCGCGGACAATGTTTTCGGCTATTAATCCAAAAAGTTGATGTTTTGAAGTTCCGTTTGTGTTTGTGCTTCGGTTTCCAAGATTATTGTTTTTCAAGGCATCTTGACAAAAAAGAAATAATTCTTTTGGAATTTTAAAATGCACTAAGTCGGAATGTTTGTTGTTTTATTCTTGTTTATGTTATACCCTTGTTCTTGAAGATATTTATTTTGTCTTTTAAATTTGTCGTTTAAATTATTTATTTCTTCAAGAAGTTCGACATTGTACTTCATTAATGTGCGATTTGTTGATTCCAATGTTTCTAATCTTTTAATCGCTTCAGCGAAATCCATGTCGGAATCCTTTATTTTGTTTTTAATATATTGAACACGGGATCGAATATTGTTATATTGGTTTTTAAAAGTTTTATTAAAATCAATTGTGTCTTTGAATTGTCTTAATGAATATAAAACCGTTGCATGATCTTTTTTTGGCGATATGCTTTTTCCAATGTCGGCCAATGATAATCTTGTGTATTCACGACATAGATTAAAATAAATCATTCGGGCGAAAACATTTTCTTGAATTCTTCTTGAATTTTTTGTTTTGTCGTTTAAATCAATACCGGTTGAATCCGATACAATAGTTTTTATAATTTTAGTTTCCATTTTTTAAATTTTTAATTGTTGTATATTTTACTTCTTTTATTGCTTTTAATATCCCGGCGCATGCTTCAAAATTTTCTTCTTCTTCCATTTGTTCAATCGCTTTTTCCATTTCTTGAATCGATGCGCCGTTTTTTAAATCGTTTAAGGCAAGAAAATAATATTCCAAAAATTCATCTTGCTTCACCGACGTAAATGTATTGATCAAGGGAATATTCTATTTCATCAAGTTCTTTGTTGTGAAAATTATCCATATACATGTCAACGGCCATTTTAAACTTTCGGCCACCGCGTTCGATTGCTTCTTCAGATAATCCAATCAATCCAAGTGCGCGATTCTTTTTGTTTATATATATAAATTTAAATTGATTTATTTTTGGAAAAAGTTGCATATAAATCCACGCTTGAAGATCGTAATGCATCGCATTAATTTTCCATTCAAAATCCTTTGGCGATACAATTCCAGTTTTTAAATCATATATTGTGTCACCTTTAATCAT